TACTATATCAGCACCAAGGGGATAGAAAGCTACCAGAATAGCATTAATATCACCTATTTTATCTGCAACAACTCCCCCGGGGGAAAACTCATAATTAATCGCACAGTAACCATCCCTGATAAATTCAAACACAACAAAATCATTTGCCATACTGGCAGCATTGATATTTGTCTGTCTGTTCTGCATATTACCATCATAAGAAGTAACTGAATATGCACCCTTTATTTTAATCCTGTCACCTGTCTTATTCTTTATATACCCGCTTGTTTTATAAAGGTTGATATCTCCGAGTGTTATATTATTTGCAGTACTGTCATAACCGCCAATAAAGTAAAAGTTTACAGGATGCTGTAATGTTCCGGTGGGTTGAAGTTTGGTTAACTCTGTTTTATCGGCTTTTTTATTTACAGTATCTGTAAACAATTTTAAACTGGGGGCCAACGTCTCTGACTGGCCAATTTCTTGTGACACTCCAAATAAAGGAGTCATTGCCTTAAAATCTATACGTCCCGACTTTAAACTAATCGTTTTGTCCTCATAAGCTAAGAATGTAGTCTTATTTATATCTTCAACAATAGGCAATTCTGAGCCTTTAATTACTTTAATCTTGTCCATTATCTTGTTATTTCTATATATTCATTATCTTCTGTAAGTAAAGCAGACCCGTCCTCGGCACCCAGTACATAGGTTATTAAGCCCGGATTTAAGCACACCAGATTGAGACTAAATTTTACCAACACACGGCGGCCAAATGAAGCAAGTTTTTCAAAGCCTGACATTGAGTTGTAATAACAAAGATCATCGCCTGTAAAGTTGGTAACCCGCACCGCATTTTTTATGCTCAGATTATTAAATAATGCTTCGTAGTTATAATAAAAATCTTCCCGGCTGGCGGCGGTCATGGTACAATCTATTGTTATTGTTTTTACATCAAACACAGACTGTGACGGGGCAAAATATGTTAATCCTGTTTTCCTTTCAAGGCTTCTGACCAGAGGCTTTTTCACTGCCGGAAGTTTCAGAACACTGTTGTAACATTGGTTTACTATAATGCCGAAATCGGATAAATCAATATTGTTTATCCGTACATATGTACGTGATCCGCGCCCGTTACGCGGTATTAAATTTGTTGATCCGGTAAATATTTGCAGCGGGTTATCCATCGAAAATTCAACGGATACCTCACCACGTTTGCGCCCTTTCTTATACAGGCCGCCCGCATGTTCATAGCCGGGGCATGAGACAAATCGCAAAGAAAAAGTTTTGCCAAATTCTCGACTGTATAGCTGTTTATATCCCGGTGCGCTAATCAGCGTATAAAAAGTGTTTAAATTAGATTCAAACTCTATGCCTGTATCACCAGCAATATAAAAACGGACGGTTACTTTCTTTTCTTTAAAGTAAACCTCAGTCAGATCGACATCAAGCCCGTTAAGTTCAGGCCAATTATTTGAGGGCGGCGTTTTGCGATCCGGGAAAGAAATAAAATCATAGTCGCCACCCCTGAGTATAAACATACCCAGTGTGCCGATATCAATATTATCTATTTTGCAACTTCCTAAATTCATCATTTCATTGGTATACCGTACGATTCTATATCACTTAATTTTCTTAGTATATCCGGCAGATAGCGGCAATACTCAGTATTTTCGCTTATCCTGTCCAGATTAGAGGCCATTGACGCCTGATAAACATTTGCTTCTTTTTGTAGATTGCGGCTTTCGTTTAGGGTCTGGCGGATAGCATACAGGCCGCCGTTCACCTCATTCACTGAATCCTGTGAGGCTGTTATTCCTTTGGTAGCGCTGGCGGTAGTGCTTCCTGTTGAGCTGCCCAGATCAAGCCCCAAAGCATCAAGGGTAATGCCCAGCTTATCACTGGCTTCTTTTATCACATCATTAAATTGTTCACTCCATGACTGAATGGCGTTTTTATCCAGTTCTTTAGCTAGGAATATATCGGCCAACTGATTATATAAAGGCTCTAAAGCACTGGCCAAAACTTTATATTTGAAAGAACTAAGCACGGCCTTCTTAAGTGTATCCTCTGTAAAGTCGCCAAGCTCAGAAACCCCGGTCATAAGGCTTTCAATTGCTGACATGGAATCACTCAGGAAACCGTCAAACGAGGTACCCGTTGCAAATTCATCCATCTGCTGGCTGAGTTCAATAAGCTGATCCTTCCATTTTTCAGTTTCTTCTGTTGCATTTTCAATACTTTCGAGTAATGTCCCTGTTAAACCGATAGCATTCAGCCTTCTTAATGTTTCCAGAATATCAGTAGTGCCATTTCTCCAATCTTCTATTATTGGTTTTGCCTTTGGAAAGCCAACTAACATAGCTCCTTTAATCCCATTAAAATAGGTAACAGCTATTTCATTCAGTTTATCAAGTTCTGTCTTAGAAACCGACAAATTTTCATTTGCTTTTTCCCACTGGCTAAATAACGCTTCCCACGCCGTATAATCAACATCAGAGATAAAACCTTTTTCTATGAGCCAGTGCAAAGCTTCAATATTATCCCGGAATGCACGGGCATAATCTATTGACTGTATCAGGTCATAGTTCTGTTGGCGCAACGAAATATTATATTCCTGTTGTAATTTTAATAACTCACGTTTTATTTGGGCTTCGCGTTCACCTTTGTTGAGTATTCCGGATAAGAACCCGGTAACAACACCCAGCCCCGACGATGCAGCGCCTAACATATCACCACTGGCGAATTTTTCAATACCTGAAAGCGCCCCGGTTAACATGCTCATGTCAATGCCTGCCACATTTCCGAGGCTATCGGCAATCTGATTAACGAAGCCCACCATCTGGCTAAACTTTTGTGCCGGGAGCTTCTGTATTTTCTTATTCAGGTTATCCACTTCCAAGCCTGCCAGCTTTAAACTTTTTGCCAGTTCGTCTGTAGGCATATTATTATAAGCTTCCTGTAAGGCATCACGGCGTTTTACGGCGGCATCCAACTGAATAGAAAGAAGTTCTTTTTCCCTGTCGGCCTCAAACAGATAGACTTTATCAGCAATCTCCATGCGGCGGGTTGCGACTTCCTCTTCAAAGTCTATTTGTGACAGGCGGTTATTGATCCGTGCCTGTGCCGTTTCCTTATCCCGCATCGAATTGAGTTCATTAATCTGTGTCAATGTCGCTCCGGCTTCCTTAGCTTTTTTTATCTGGTCATCATAATAGCGGTTTATTGACATCAGGTTATTATCCAGATCACTGTTAAATTTTTGGTTGACATCTGCAAAAATATCATTGATGGCCTTTTCAGCCTCTGCATTTATGCGGGCAGTCTCAGCTTTATATTTTGCCTCTGCAGCCTTATCCAGTTCGGCCAAATCTGCACGCTGTGCTGTGGCTGGCTTTCCTGTGATGGCTTCGAGTTTGGCGATCTCTACAAGTTCACGCTTGATATAATCTTTTGTCTGATCGTATTCTGTTTGTATGGCCGTGCGTTCCTTATCCGCTCCGCTCTGCATAGCAGCAATACGGGCGGCGTCGATACGTTTTTGATATTCAACGCTGCTCTTTTCTAACTTTGTAGCGGCCGTTTGTTGCTGCTTTAAGAGTTTTTCAGCTGCGGTTTCTTGCCTTTGACTATTCTTTGCATCCCATATCTGTAATTTTTTTGCAGCGGCGTCCCTTGCTTTTATAGCCTGTTGTCCTTCCTGTGAATTTAATTCATCAGAGGACATATTATCTATCAGCCGTTGGTTATAGTCCCTTATTTCCTGAAAATATTTTTTAGAATTTTTCTTTGCGGTCTCAGTTGTTTTATATCCGGCAGCTTCAAGTATTTTATTGGATTCGTCATCTACGCCCATAGCCATCATTATATAATTAATGGCGGTTCTCTGCGATCTTTTGGCATCAGTTTCCAGATCGTCAATATTATCTTCCAAGATATCACCTAAAGCGCTCTGTCTGCTTTTACCCGGTAATGCGCTTAAAAATATAGAGCCTGCTTTTTGCCAGAAGGATGCGGCGTCAGTAGGGTTATTCTTGATATTATCAACATCTAACATTTTTTGAATTGCCTCCTGGTATTTTTTTGAAGCAAGTTCCATTGCAGCTGCGGCCATCGCTCGTTTATTGATAGAGAGAATAAAGGCATCCGCATTATCAACAAACATTTTCTCTGCATCATTAACATTGTTTATTTCTACACCAAAACTGTTATAGGCCTCAATATTTTCACGTACTAATTTTTCCTGAGTTTTCAAATCTCCATTAGCTGCGATCCATTGCTGGCGGAGTTTTTCGAATTCTGCACGCGTCTTTGATGCACCGTTGGCAGAGGCCTTATTAAATTCGGCCATCGATTCCGTCAAACTCTTTGTGTTTTCGTTCCAACTCTTAAAAGCATATGCAAGTAAACCAACTACAGCAAGAATCGCTCCGATACCAGTTACCAGCCCGACAGCAAGCAATGCCTTGCTGGCTACAACGGATAAACCTAGTTGAGTATTAACTATGGATACAGCCGTAGCCCATGCACGCTTTGCCCCGGCGATCACACCTACATTGCTAATACTACGGACAATCAGAGTATTTTCAATACCTAAAGCCGTACATGCCGATTGAATTGCAGTACTCAGAATTTTATTTGATGCGCTGTGTATCTCAACTTTCTTTGTCCCTTCATCCAGTGATCCGTTTAGTTTCTTCTGGTTATCCATCAGTTCACCCATATTACCGGACAACGCGGTTTCAGTATTGGATAAGTTCTTTGAGGCATCATTTATAATGTCGGTAACATCAGCCCCTTGTTTTGAAGCCTCTATCATTTGGCGACTGGTATCAGTATATGAGGCAAGGGCGGCCTTAGTGCGGTTAAGCTCCGCTTCCATTTCTTCCAGTCGTTTAATACTTTCGCCGTAAACCTCATTATTGCCGGACATTTGTTTTTTCTGATCCTCAATAATGGTGTTCATATTGTCGATAACTCCATTAAGGCGCTCAACGTCTTTTTGCATAGCATCAATGGCAGCCTGCGAGGACTTCGCCAAATCTTCTACACCCTTTGATGCACGTGCGGATTCCTCCGACACATTCTGCCGCATATTAATGTCTATTTCGACGGGTTCAAGTTCTGCCATTGCTTTATATTATCATTGTCTTATTACTCATTTTTCCTAATATATCGGCTGCCTCCTCTGCCGATTCTACAATTTCATCAGGCTTTTTATCCATATACCGGGGCTGATCTGCCGACTCTATAAGAAACATGATCCACGGCTGCCCCCATAAAATATACTCATGTGAGTATCCTGTTTTTTCTTTGATCTGTCCGATCACGCCGAAAGGGCTATGCAGGCCGTCAGTATAGCCTTTTAACTCCCTTTTTCCATCTGACCCGTAATCCTCGGACTCATCATCATTGTCGCCTGTTGGCAAAAGAATACGGTAATAACTGTAAAATCCGATATCTTATTAAGGCCGGATATATAAAAGAATATTTCAATAAGTACATGACCCGGAACGCCCCAAAGCAAAAGGTTGGTAAGGCGGTCAGTAAAACGGGCTATTGCCTTTTTCTTATTTAATATCGCCATTGCAATAATCCGTGATATAACAGCCAGATTCTGGTTTGCCTGCTCGTTAGTCTCTACTTTATCAAGCTTATGAATATCTATCAGCCGTGATATTTCGGCAATGGTACCGCCACGCAATGGGCGTATGTGTATCTTATTGAGCCGCAGCAACCGCCAAAGAACAGGGGCGTCTGGTATGGTGAACCGTACGCCCCTGTTTAACAATAAATTTGCGGCCGCCAGTCGTACGTTACTGTTAGCCATGATTCTGATTATTTACTTTTTGCACTTGTTTCAGTAGCAGCAACAACCGGAGCGGAAAGCGGTGCAAGTGCCGGAGCTGCGGCCGCTGCCTCCTTATTGATTATTATTTCACAATCAAAAGCAGAGGCCAGCGCCTTGAAGCTGAACGGGAACTTAAGCCTGCCATCGGTAGCCCCTAAATTTGCATTCAGGTTAACATATCCTTTCGCATTTGGCATAATGATGTAACCGCCACCTTTTAACCTGAAACGGATAGCCTTGTTTATGATCGCTTTCTTAGAACTTTTCAGGAACATAGCTGCGGCATCAGCGCCGTTAACAGTACCGCCCAAAAGATCAGCCATCTGTTGGTTTGTCGCTTTGATAAAAGAACCAACAGCCGTTATACCGTTACCAGTAATATCGTAATCCTCTGCGGCGTCATTTTCGTGCGAATAGATATTTGTTTCTTCCGGATCAGCTTCAACAATTGAAAGCTCATCATCACGCAGGGTAAGCGGCTGTTCTGTCCATGTAGCAGTAGCCACACCCGCCGCTGTTGTGATCACATCGGCTGTGTCGATACCCTCGCAGCGTATTTTTAATTTCAATGATTCTGCCATTGTATTTTTATTTTTTATTTATAAATCTGTTATATATACTTTTAATAGTAAGAAAAGCCGCCAAAACCCAAAAGCCGTATATCTGAAACCACTGCCAGCCGCTGGGCTCTTTTATAATCTCTGTCTTTTGTTCCTTTAATTTGGTTTCAAGTGCCGTATTCAAACTGTTTAAATGATACACTTCTTTTTCATAATTGGTAACCAGAACTAAAAGGCTGTCGCAGTTGGCCGTAATTTCATATCCTGTATCTGTCTTTTTAATCGTTGCGGATGCCTGCCCGTCCTGTGCCCTGTAAACAGCTCCCGGAGGTAGCTTTTCCAGTTCATCAGGCGTAATACTCAGTATCGCTGTCGATTGCGGTATTGTCAGCGCTTTCGTCGTTTCCTTTATCAACTGGCTCACGCTGTCGGTTTGTTGGCTGCTTTGGCTTTCCGTTCTTTCCGTTACGGTCTTGCTTTTGCAACTCCACGCGAATAGGGCAATGAGGCAAAGCAGGGCACCCGTACATTTTGTTAATCGCATTTTGCAGGGTTTTAAGAGTTTTATTAATACTATCGTAATCCTCACGTAATGATTTAAGTTCAACCTTCAAAGGCTCTACAACGTCATTGCGCAATGTTTGTAATGAGGTTGTTAATACTTCGACTTCTACCTTTCGTGTATCAGCCTTATTTTTATTCCGGTTTGGTAGCCACCCCAATACCGCCCCTAAAACGAGCATCAGAGCCTCTGTTATATATGGTTGATCCAAAATCATTATTTACCTCTTTAGCTTGCTTTGCAGGCCAAAACCCGCAATCACATCGTTCATATTTGCTTTAACTCCATTCTCAACCGCCGACATGGCCGACACGATCCGGATATATTCGTTACCACTGTAAGCATTTAACACCTTATCACGGGGTACACCGGATTGTTTTTCTACCGCAGTAATATATGCGACTGTGTCGTTATTATCCTCCGGAGGCGCCCAGCGACTTACGATCTTTTCGATAGTGTTAAACCCTTTAGAAAGATAAGTGCCGAGGATAACGAAGGCAGCGCGATAGCCGTAAGGCATGCTTTCGAATGTTTCGAACGCTTTGTCGCTGCCTTCTATCTTTCCCTTATAAGGATCGGAACTTATCCGGATATTCAGCGGGTTGTTATTCCTTAATCCTCTGCTCATGATTTACGCTGCTGTATCCTGTACTATTGCGATCAATCCTTTTACATCGCTACGCATCGGACGTCCGGCTGCACGGATAAGGAAAGAATAAATATCACCGTAATACGTAGGATCACTTTCACGGTCAAACATCACTATTTCACCCAGTGCGCGGCATACAGAGTTCTCATGCCATGCCAAAGCTGCGGCATTATCTGCGGCTGCCCCGGCAGCTGTCCATTCCTTAATAGCCCCGGCAGTAGTGTATCTTAATGCTTTGGAACGCATCATTATATTGAAAGTATAAAGTTTACCTACTACACCGTTTTTAATATCTGCCAAGTTGTGGAAAGCAGTTTCTTCCTTTTCTGTAAGGCTGTTGATCAGCTGGCTGTACATGTCTGCATCAAGAAGCATATAACGGCCTGTCTGCGGCACATTATCCTTATTAAAGCGTGTCATCGCTTTATGTACATCTTGTTTGTCAAAAGATTTACGGTTTCCGGTAGCTGCCGGAGTGTGTGCTTCCACAGCTGCCCCGGTAGTCAGGATTTTATTACCCGCTGCGCTTGGCGCCCAGTACACGGTGAAAGCATCGCCGATATTTTCCTGTAAATTAGACCTATCCTGACGTATCACCGATTCACGCTTACTATAAGATAGTTCGACAGTATCCGCATGAGGTATAAGAATAGGATCAGTTGTATATTCGTCCAGATCAAACTTAAGGGCTGAATCTGTACGCTTATTTACGGTTGCAGGGAGCTCCGTGCGGTTTTTCTCGACATTGGAAGGCGCGCCCGCATTTGGTATCCATACGGATTTACCCATATTTACAAACTGATCGGCATTCAGCGCTTTGCTTATAAAGGTATCATCGGCAAATAAGCCCTCTATGATAGTATCCATCCATATTTCCTTTTGTACGGCCATATTTAAAGCCCCCTTTTGCCCGGCTACCATACTAAGGACTGAACCCCCACCCAGAACACCCCAGACAGGAAGCCCGGAAGCTGCGGCGATCGCGACGCCGCCCACGATGTTAAATAACAGTGCGCATATAAGCGCGATTAAAGTCTTTTGTTTCATTGTTTATAAAAATTAGTTTATCAATCGTTTTATTTAATAACCTATCAACCAATTGAGCCGTATTAGTTAGGCTCTTTACCGTATTTCGCTTTGAATTTCTCCGCGTACAAATCCGGGTATTTATCTTTTAAGAGCATCAGTTTGTTAGCTTTATCAAGTTGCTCCCATGATTGTTTTTCCAGATCGGCAAGCTCTAAGGCTCCCTTCTGGCCGTTGTCCTCTATTTTCTGTACAACCGATTGACGGGCAGGGATAGCATTAAGGGCAGCCTCAGCAGCTTCCGCGTTACTATCGAATAATAGAATAAAATTCTCTTTACCCTTTGCATCAATACGGGCATCTTTCACGGCAGTATCTAACAAAGCAATATATTTATTCTTCCGGGCTTCCTTATCCCTTAGTTCCATCGCTGCTTTGTCGGCTTTCAGCGTCACATTCTCAGCCATTACAGCCTTAACGGCTGCGTTAATCTGTTCCTCTGTCGCTGTATCGGACAGATTCAATAATTGCAATAATTCTTTGTTCATTTTATTTTCAAATTTTGGTTTAATAAAATCGGCTAGTTTCAAATCATTATCAAGTAATACACCTTCATTATCATACAGGCGCAGGGCATTATGATTACCTCCGATGGGTACAATAGATGATTCACGCAGGCGGGATTTCATTGCAGTAGGTAAAAGTTGTCCGGGAAGCTTAAAAGACGGATCATCGGAAAAGTCCAAATCTGCAAGCCCGGCAGAGATCATTTTTAAAAAGCCACGCTCCAATTTCCCAATAATACGCTGTACTTCCGGATCAGTATCCTCATAATCGGGCTCTACATCAATAAGTATTTGTCCGTTCTCTTTACGAATATTCTGAGCGCGTCCAATTGGTAAACTTTCGTCATTATGCGTATAAAATACTACCGGGTTACGCTCATACTGGGAAGTATCAACCCCGTCGATATTTACCCGTAAGCCATTTGTTAAAATACTACCGTCAAGCAGTACAAATGGAAATGTTTTTTTATTTGTTTTTGCCATATCTGCGCTCTGTTTTTTTAGCAAAGAAATGCGCTAAAACAAGCCTCTACAAATAAAATTACAAGGGTTGGAACTTTTATTACAACCCTTGGAACATTTCTTTTTTTGCCTCTGTGTATGGGGTAGTTTCGCAATAAAAAAGCATGGCTGATAAGATGACAATTGAAGAACGGAAAGGGTATGCAAAACTACTTTTTCTCAAAGAAAACCTTACCCAGAAGGAAATTTCAAAGCGCACAGGAGTAAGCGCCGTTTCTATTAACAAATGGGTTAAGGAATGGGAGCATCTTAAGCTTAACCTGATGCAAACCCGTGAGGAACGTTTTATTTCTACCCTTATACAGTTATCAAAGCTGGATGAAGAGATAGCAAATATCGGTTATCCGGACAGCAAACAGGCCGATATCCGGCGAAAACTAACGGCAGACCTTGAAGCCTTAGAGCGTGAAGCCTCCATACGCGATATAGTAGAAGTGCAAAAGCAACAGCTCATATGGCTAAGAGCTACTAATCCAAAGATGGGTGAATTATTCGCACCTATAATGAATGACTTTATTAAGTACGCTTTAAGTAAAAAATAAGATGGCAGCACGCATAAATACAGATAAGCAGGCCGCCAAAGATTGGGATATTTTCTTCATCAATTATATGGCGGAGGTTTCCGTTGATAAGAACGAAACCGAAGCTGAAAAAAAGACACGCATTAAAAGGCTCGAAAGCAATTTTGAGGACTGGAAAAAATACTACTTTCCTAAATATTGCTACGCCCCGGCAGCCCCTTTCCATATCAAAGCATCAAAACGTGTATTGGATAATCCTGAATGGGTTGATAGCCGTGTATGGGCGCGTGAACTGGCTAAGGACGTTGTCACCATGATGGAAACGATCTATCAGGCAGAGACCAAGCAGAAAGAAAATATCATTCTTATTTCTAACAGCTGGGATAAAGCCGCCGATCTGTTGGAGCCTTACAGGATTGAACTGGAAACGAATGAGCGCCTGATAAATGATTATGGTGTACAACAGCTTCCGGGAAGCTGGGCTTATGGTGACTTTATAACAGCACAGGGCGTTTCATTTCTTGCCATCGGCGCCGGGCAGTCTCCGCGCGGTTCACGTAAAGAAGAGGTAAGGCCGGATAAGGTTATTATATCGGATATAGACACAGACGAAGATGTAAGGAACCCGGATATAATACAAAAGCGCTTTGAGTGGTACGAAAAAGCCGTTTATCCGATGCGATCCGTATCTAAACCTTATCAGGTGATATGGCTGGGTAACCTCATAGCAAATGATTGTTGTGTGGCGCGTGCTATGGAAACGGCCGACTATGTGGACATTCAGAACTTAGAGGATGAAGAGGGTAACAGTACATGGCCGGGCAAAAACTCAATAGAGAATATTGAGCGTATAAAATCCAAGATCAGCACGGCAGCCTATCAGGCCGAATACATGAATAACCCGCTGACAGAAGGAACGGTGTTTAAAGAAATGACTTTCGGAAAGGTGCCACCACTGAGTAAATTCAAATTTGTAGTCAATTATGGTGATCCTTCACCCTCGAACAGCAAAAATAAAAAGAGCTCGCTTAAAGCCCTGTTTACGATCGGATTCTGTGAAAGTAAATATTATGTGATCCGGGGCTTTCTGGATCATGCCACCAATGCGGAGTTTATCGACTGGTATTACACCCTGAATGAATTTATAGGGGATAAGACACAAGTCTACAACTATGTAGAAAACAACTCAATGCAAGACCCTTTTTATGATCAGGTGATTATCCCCCTACTAAATGAGGCAGCCAAAACAAGGCGTTTTTTAGGTATTACCCCGGACACACGAAAGAAAACCGACAAGTTTTCACGTATTGAGGGGAACCTTGAACCCCTTAACAGATTAGGCAAACTGATATTAAACGAAGCGGAAAAAGAAAACCCGCACATGAAACGCTTAGTAGAACAGTTCCTTCTTGTTAATCCACAATTAAAAGCCCCCGCCGACGGGCCGGATGATATTGAGGGCGGTATATGGATTATAAACGAAAAAATCACACAGCTGGCACCGGGCAGTATTGCCATAGGTACCCGCAAAAATAATACATCAAAACATTATTGATATGATACTGAAAAGACGCATAAAAAACTATTTCGCGGGCTTGTATATCCGTTTCTGCGGCAGGCCGTCAAAACTAAAGAAAGCCATTAAAGAGGCTGAAAGATTAGCAAAAGAGGATAACAAACGCTACCGGGTGTTTTTCTTCGGGCATAAGTACCGGATATGGAACCGCCAGCAAATAAAAGAGCAAAAGCGCATAGGCCTGCTTAAGTATGACTTAAAGGTAGGCAGCGATTTTGATACGATCTGTTTTTACGACACACTTAATCCGCAGAAATATGCCATTCCTGAGTAACGAAGAAATGAAGACTCACCTCTATGCCGAAAATGTAGACGTGATTCAGCGGGGTGATGATACGATATTGACAGCAGCCATTGAAGGCGCCATTATCGAAGCAAAAGGATACCTCAAAGCCTATGATCTGGATAAGGTTTTTAATATGACAGGCAGCGATCGCAACCCGTTGCTGCTTATCTGGATAAAAGACTTGGCCACATGGCATTTCCTTGTTTTGTGCAATGCCGGGCATGAATTAACGCTAAGGCAAAACAGATACGATCGTGCCATAGCTTGGTTTAATGGTGTGCAAAAGGGTGATATAAACCCCGATCTGCCACCGTTGGAAAATCCTGACGGGGGTAACAGTGCAAATATGATAATTTTTGGAAGTAACCCTAAGAAGGAACAACATTTTTGATTATGGCAAAGAAAACAACTAACGCCACAAAAGGCGATACCATATTAAGCCAGATCGTTATCAGGCAGCCGCAGCGGACAACCTCCGATGTGGCCTACTGGCGTAACGCTTTACGATCTGCCGATGCCGGAAGGCTAAAGGCCTTGTTTGATCTGTACGAAGACTTATTGATAGATGGTGTTTTATATAATGCATGGAATAAACGTATAGAGGCGGTTACAAATGCGGAGCTGATCTTTCAGGATAAGGACGGTGAAACTGTGTCTGAAATAGTAGATATCATGGAAACCCTTGACTGGGAAAATCAGTTAAAGTCATTTATGAAACCCATAGCATACGGACGCGGCGGGGGTGAATATGACTTTTCGCAGGGGTTCAGGTTTACGGATATTCCTGTAAAGCATATCAGCTTAGAGACACAATCTATTTTAATAAATGATACAGACCCCTCCGGGATATCTTATATTGATGACGACAATATAATTATATTAGGTAAGCTCCGGGACTTCGGCTTATTCCTTAAAACTGCGCCGTATGCGATATGGAAACGCGGCGGGTTCGGTGACTATGCGCAATGGCTTGAATTGTTTGCTATGCCTCAGCGAGTCGGCAAATATTCAAGTTATGACCCACAGGCGCGGGCGCTGTTGGAGGAAGCACTTGAAAAAGCGGGTTCTGCCCCTTGGTGTGTGATCCCTAATGAATCGAACGTTGAAACAGTAAACAATACAGGTAACGGTTCGTCAGGTACATCATATAACGACTTCCGCAAAGCCTGTAATGAAGAAATGCTTATTACACTTGTAGGGCAAACATTAACGACAATACAAGGTGATAAAGGCGCCCGTTCATTGGGTGAAGTGCATAAGGAAGTAGAGGAAGGTATCAACAAAGCTGATATGCGCTATGTGGAAAAAGTACTTAACTCATATGTAAAGCCTTTACTGGAAAAGCGCGGCTTTCCTGTTAAAGATGGGAAGTTTATATTTCCGGCTGCAACTGAAAACCTAGAAGTTACCGAACTGATATCATTAACTGATATTCTGGATATCCCGGCAAGTTATGTGCATGAAAAATACGGTATTCCGGTAGCAAAAGACGGTGAACTGATAGCAAAAAAACGGCAGCCATCCGAAACGATCAAAGTAGATGAAACGGTAAAAGGTGAAAAGACCGAAACCAAAAAGGAAGAAAAGTCCGGACAGGAAGAAATAAAAAACGATGACCGCAATTTTTTCCTTAAACTGATGGATCGTTTTTTCGTCTACGCCCCGACATTCAGGAGCGGGGCAAATCAGAGCTTCAGCGCGAAATCGAAAAGGAGTATTACGGGCAGGATTAATCTGGCCGATAATTACTCTATTGATATTGATAAGCTGATAAATAAAGCACTGCGTGAAGTTTACGACAACAAAGGTGAAGAGCTGGTCAATAAAAACCTTTTTGATATTACTAACAATACCCTGCAACATGGTATTGATACATCATTAACAATACAGGACGCGGACGAAGATTTCATACGGCAGTTTAAAGAAAATGCAGCCATATTTGCGGCATTCAAAAACCATCAGCAGACAAAAGAAATAGCTGCTTTGTTGTATGATGCCGACGGCAAGTTAGTACCCTTTTACAAGTTTAAGAAGGAAGCGCTTAAGATATCCGATAATTATAATATAAACTGGCTGCAAACAGAATATAACACAGCCGTACGTGCGGCACGCATGGCCGCCAACATGAAACAATATGAACGGACGGCACACTTATACCCCAATCTGGAATATATTGAGACTAACGCCGCCCATCCGCGCGACTCGCACCTTATGTATGTAGGCACGATATTGCCGATCGGTCACGAATGGTGGCGCACGCATCTGCCGCCCAGTGACTGGAATTGTGATTGCTCAGTAAGGCCAACAGATAAAGAAGCAACCCCGGTACCGCCCGACTATGGAGGTATTAACCCCATTTTTGCCAATAACCCGGCACAAACGGCAGAGTTTATCAATACGAAGGAAACGCCGTATTATAAGCATACAGATGAGAGCCTGCGCGACAGTGTGACAGCGGAGGGTAAGCGCCTGCAAAAAGAAGCGGAAGCCGAAATAATAGAAACGTATAAGGGAAAGAAAGGCGGCTATCTGGAAATACAGCGCCAGCAAGGAAATGAAAGGGATAAGAACCTGACTACTTATAAAATACTTGCAGACAGGGGTGAAAAATATACTTTGCTCAGGCCGTCAGTAGTGGAAGGGGTAAAGAACCCGGACGCCTTCAACCTGACAAACGGTTTTTATTCTGATGCAAAACACCCGGTTACGTCCTTTGGTAAAAATGCCATACAGACTTCAATAAAGGAAGCCAGCGCGCAGGGGGTGAACGAAGTTATTATACGCTTCGAAAAAGAATATAGTTCGCGGTCTGTTTATGAGGGATTGAAAGCAGCCTTTCAGCGAGGCAGGGCAAAGCGGATCGAAAGGGTTATAATCATACCAAAAGGAAAGGAACCCGTCTATTTTGATGTGTCGGCATTAAGGAAATATTTCTATAAGAAATAACAAAGGGAAGTACTCGCATACTACCCTTTGTTCGGGGAGTGTGCCACGGTTTTACGTAGTCACCCTCCAATAGTACAAAGATAGGTTTTTAATCCGGTTTAAACAATATTTTAAGGCTATTTTATGGATATACAAGAATTTGCGCGGCAGTTTCCGCAAAAGATGAAAGAACTCACTGATTTTGTCGAGGGTGATGACATAAAGGATATCATGGGTACCGAAGCTGTAAACCATTTTAAAGGCTCGTTTGAGAATGAAGGTTTTACCGATGAAGTATTAAACCCGTGGCAAGATGTTGAACGCCGGGATCCGGACAGTTCATGGTACGGGCATTCAGGGCAGACGGGTAAATATTCAAATGCACGTACTACGGCGAAAATCCTGACAGGCGAAACCCGTGAGCTGCGCGAATCCATCAGCTATAAAAAAACGTCACTGGGCGCCCGTATAACAAACAGCACACCTTATGCTGCTGTGCATCAATTCGGCTTACAGGCTAAGATATACGGGAAGAAAGTATTTCAAATGATTGCACGGCCTATAATGGGGCCATCTAAAGTCCTAAAGCAAAATATTGAGGATAAGATTTACAGACAAATAAAAAAGATTATAAGCAAATGATTGCACTGATTGTATTGCTCATTATGGCCTTTGCCACAATGACCGGGATAATGATAGGAAAATTAATAACTAAATAAATACAGTATGAAAACAATTTACAACGATATCCTGACACACATGACACCATTATTACAGGATCATACCCTGCGCTGGTTTGACTGGGACAAAGGGCAGCTTAAGAAAAAAGACGCCACAGGACGTTATCCTGTAGCTTATCCATGCGCATTGATCAGTATTAATATAGGAAATACCACAGCCATAACAGACAAAACACAGGATTGCCGCGCAACCGTATCCGTTACACTGGCCTTTGATCCGCTGAGCTATGGACGCACAGCTGCCAACGCACCGGAAGAAATAAAAGAACAGGGACTGGAACCTTATGAGGTGATCGCCAAAGTATATAAAAACTTACAGGGGTATAGTACGGATAATTTCGATTGCCTGAACCGCCAGTCACAAGGTGAAGTTTCACACAGTGATTTATTCCTGTACCGTATTGTATTTACTTGTGATTTTGAGGATATAACCGCGGAGGAATAAACTATCTTAGTATTTTCTTTAACAAATGCTTACTATCGCAATGCTTAGCCCACCCTATCCATGAGCATACAGCTTGCTGAAAGTCTTTATCGGAAATATCTCTTTTGTTAAGTTGGGCTACCTTTCGGCAAAAGCGTTGCTTTATCCTTTTGCGTAGATATGTATGTGTATGGTAAAAGACATAACCCAGAAAATCAATACCGCGCGATGATACCGGAAATATCTGCCGGTTGGGTTTTACCTGTAGGTTAAGGTTATTGTTAAGGTATAATTGTATTTCAGAGAATAAATCCCTGAGGTAGTTTTTATCATCATGCAATATTACCATATCATCTGCATACCGGAAATAATATTTTACATGCTTTTCCTCTTTAAGCCAGTGATCGAAGTATGCCAGATAAAGATTAGCAAAATATTGCGACAGGTAATTACCTATAGGTACACCCGGTGCAGAATCTATTATTTCATCCAACAGAGATAACAGCCTGTTATCTTTTATTTTCCGACGAAGTATATTTTTTAGTATTGAATGATCTATTGACGGATAGAATTTGTGTATATCCAGTTTGAGACAGTATGCCGTCTGTTGCGGATAATCGTGCAATACATGTTTTAGCTTTGATGATGCCGCATGTATCCCGCGCCCCTTTATACAGCTATAAGTATCAGTAGTAAATACAGAAACAAATACAGGCTCTAATATATTCATTATCGCATGATGTACAATGCGGTCAGGATAATAAGGTAATTGGTATATTTCTCTTTCTTTGGGATCGTAGATTGTAAATATCTTATAAGGCGATGTCCTGAATTTGAAATTTGCCAGGCTATCATGTAGAGATTGTATATTTTCCTTACGGTTAGCGTCATGCCGTATTACTCCATAAGACCGGAGCTTTCCTTTTCGTGCTTTCTTATCAGCCAGCATAAGATTATCAAGACTGATTATTTTAGTATATAGATTTCCGTATCGTTTCATGCTTTGCTGGTTTGAGGCGAACCTTCGGATATTCCTACCAATACACCTTTATTCTATGTTATTTTCTGCCAAGTGGCAAGGCTTTTGCTCTTTTATTTATTCCCTGCATAGCTGGGAACTGACATTCGTATTCGTATTCGTATAATTCGTATTGTTGAAACGGAAAGCCGCGGACGAAAAACAGTTCCATAAAAGCAAACAACCCTAATGCTTATTCAAAATAGTATCTGTTTTGGGAAGCCCTTAAAGTTACCCTTCGCGGGAATTTGTTCAGCTCTCTGATCTTCCCCAAAACATATTTGATTTCCTGAGAATTGGTAAAGAACTTAAGCGCGTCGGACTCATTATCCTCCGGATTGCGCTTAATCTTTACAAGAAACCTGTTACTTCCAAACCGCGTCTTAACATCTTCAAGGTAGTCAATAACCCAGAAACTGGTATTAATGAGTTTTTGCTGTGTCGTTTCTGAACAGTTGAAACGCTTATAAGTTGCATCGGCGGGTATGGAAAGAAATGACAGGCTCCCATCATCTTGTTTTTGTTCCACGTCTATTTATAGATTTAAATAATCGTTATATATATCAATAAATTGAGTACCAGCGTACGCGGCGATGTCGCGGGTTTTGAAGCAAAGCCGGGAACTGACATCCGTACTCGCATTCGTATAAAACGTATAGTCGAAACGGAAAGCCGCCGACGAATCTACATAAAACCAATTGTAATATTTATACTGATTCCAGTCTGACCAGTCAGGTTCCCATCCTTCGTTCAATGCACGGATAATAATAGTTAACTTATAATAAGCTAATATTGACTTCCGGTCTTTCTCCGGTAATAATTCTACCTGAGGCAGAACAGGTTCAAGGCCCAAAAATTCGCACGCACTCTCAAAAGATGTGATCTTTTCTGTAATGTTTAATTTGTTTTCCATTTTATTTTCGGGTTTTACGATGCCTACCCAAGGCTGTTTAAAACTCTATTTTTATTTGTCCTTTATTCCGGGTCTCTCTTCTTGTTTGCTTCCTGTGCTGCTGATCGTATCTGTTATGACAAAGTTGGCAGAGAGCTTTCAAATTTGAATAATCACAGTTTTCAGGCTGGTGATCCATGTGAGCGACAGTAAGAATAACCTTACTTCCTGTTATCGGATGCGGCTGATAATTTTCAGCGCCGCAAAATTCACATCTATTATTTGCCCGGTTGAATCTTATATCCTCCGATATTTGCTTCCAGTTTGTTGGATAACGGGCTTTGTTTTCGGGTTTTATTGGCATATTTCTAATTTTCCATTAAACATTTTATAAGGACTTTCAACATAAAACTCCCAGCTTCCGGAGAATCTTAATTTAAAGACTTGTTTTGCAAGCTCAATTATTTCCTCAATCGTTTCAAAGCAATTAGTAAGAGAGCCTTCACGATACCAGAGCCACCTATCAGGATCAGTTTCTATTTCTTCTTTTGTCACGGGTCTTTTTAGTTTTAGCTTATATGTGTATAGTGCCAGAGGTAAGTTATTATCATATATGAAAGTAGATGTACCCGGTTTTTCATCATATTCCATGTTTACCCCTTGTATAACAATATCTCCATAATAATGAATTGCACCAAATGAAATGCCTACGAATGTGGATATCTCCAATGTCGCACGACGTACCCGGTTTGAATCCCTAAAACCCCACGATTTAACAGCATGAAGCCCTTTCTCAGGTATTACGATATCCAGACCGCAATTATCTGCAAATATCTCCGGATAATCATATTTTTCGCTGTCACATAGTTCAATTATTTCCTGTAATGTATATTCTTTCATAATATCAATCAAATGCTAATGTTAATTGTCTTTTATTTACTATTGTTTTCTGGTTAAGCTCCTCTAATTGTTTTTTGGCGGGAATAGTCAGGTAATTATTGAATGTTGAATAGCCAATATGATAATTGGGTTCTATAAGATTCTTATAAACCCATAATTGAGTGGTGCCCCGCTTTTGCTCACGAATGACAATTTCCTGTATCTCAACTATCTTAATCAACAAATTCCTTCTATTATACGCCATAATTCACGAAAAACAGTTATATTTGTGGTGCCACCCAGCCTTTTACTGTTCTTCGGAATGTGAGAGGCTTTTTTTATTCCTGTCTGTATTCTTTCTTTACTTCACCGTCTGACGCCCAGCTTAGAGAGGCAGAGACACGCACAAGGCCGCTGCCTTTGCATACTTCACACGCTTTGTAATATTCCCCCTTATCCGGGTTAAAGATGTGAGAGCGGCCATCTATATACTGCCCGCCCTGTCCGTTGCAGGCCTCGCACCTGATGCCGCCTATTTCAAGGGCTTCATTCATCGCTGGCGATGTTGGAGGTATCAAGCTTATAGTTCCATTAATCCGGCTCATATATTCACGTTTTAGATGTTTTGTTTTATTTACTAGTTCGGTTATTGCCATATCGTTAACAAGCAGCAACTCCGATACACGGTTTACCCCTTTCAAAATGGTAGGGGCTGATCGATCACACATACGGCTGATCTCCCGGAGTGAGAACCCTACTTGCCGCAAAAGCCACCAATAAACGTGGCGGGCATCATTTATGCCCGCCTTCCTGTCATCAATTAATAAAACGTCTACTGGTATATTTACCAACTCATACATCTTTTTTCTGGCCTGTTCGCGGTCTAGGTAATCAATGACCTTTGAGCCCGTTTTGTCATCATATACAGCCCAACGGGCGCGCAACCGACAGAATGAATAGCGGGGCTTATTTAATGCGCTCATAACCGATTTATTTAAGGCACACGGCCAATGTTTCAACCTCTTCCACTTCAAAAGAAATCTTATCAAGGCATTTAATTTGTTTTGCATTGATCGTATCCGGCAGCTTCTTAGAATCTATACTTATAGATATTGCGTCACCCAGTCCGAGGCTGATAGCTTCTTTCAGCCAGTTTACACCTATAACGGCGTCATGGCTTGCCTTTTCCGATACTCTTTTTTCAATACGCACGCCACAATCAAATTTCAACTCCTTACCATCAAACAGCTGGGGGTTGCTGCTTGCATAACCTTGAAGAATAACCTTGTAAGCTTCCGATTCTTTCTTTTCCGCGCTGGCCTTTCTGGCATGTTTCAGATATAGTTTCGCGGTTTGTTCAATTGCTGTGCTTTGCACTGATGCTTTTTGTTTTGCCATAATTTTATTTATTTACTGATTAAATGATTATTTGCGTAATGCTCAACGATCGGCTGTTCACCTTTCAGCTGGCACAATTTTATATTCAGGGCGTTGTATTCACTTACGATCTTTGCCCAGCGGAACATACTCAACGGCTCAGAAAGTATATTATAACATACTTCAATTTTTGCCTCTACGTTGCTTATTGTTGGTTCTGACATAATTACATTTCTTTAAAATGTTCTTCTAATTCTTTTGGACTGGCTTTCCTTCCTGATAGACATCTATTGTCTGACCGCCATATAAACCATTTGGTTTCCTTCCATTTACCAGTATTATTATCTTGATATGTCATATCAAAATCATTAATAAACCACTGCATATAATCGCTATCCTCTCTTATAGCAGCAATAGCAAGGAAAAGAGATTCGTTGGTACCGCAGTCGATAGCATCGGGAAAACTTTTTAATTGTTCTTGTGTCCTATCGCAATATGCATTATCTAAAGGTTCTGTTACTAGATATGGATAGTTATTATCATCCTTGAATATTTTTCCATACCCTAAATCCTCTAACTTCTTACGAAGCTCCGGTGTGTTGCGCCGTATAAAGGCGGAATGTTGAAATTTCATACCTCTTCACTAATTTTATTTAATACATCACCCGCCCATTTATCCAGAAGCGGGGCTTTTTTTCTTCCAAATTTCCGGTACAACTCTTCAAGCTTTTCCAGTGGTATCTCATTAAACTGTGTCACCCCTGCCGCAGTACAGGCTATTTTCTTTATGTAGTGGATATCTTTTTTATATCCCTGTATCCCTGTACAGTCGAAAAGGACAGCTATAAGCCGCTTACGGGCATTGTCTAGATCAGCATTATAAATCTTAGGTTTTATATCCTTTACTGAATATTTTGTACTCCATGTTTTGCCATTGGTGAGCTCTGCGCGCATCCTGTCATATAAATGGCGGGAATTCTTATACATTTCGCTAAGGCTCTCTGTTAGGCCTCCGGAGTACTCAAAAACGATTGATTCTTTTATTACATCACCGTATTGCTGATGGCCGTCTATTGTCTTTAAATAGGCGTAAAACCATGTATGAGGATTATTTGCTTTCATAATTTATTCATTTTGTTTTGCGTGAAGCTTTTGGAGTGCTTTAATTAAGTTTTTCGTCTCACCTTTATCAAATACCATAGATACTACGTTGTTTTCATCTTGATAGTCCTCTATTTGAATTTCAATAAATCTATTACGTATTGAACCGTCATTATTATCTGATAATGATAATGTGAGGTTTCCTTCTCTATAAATCGTTTCCATAATCTGTTTTTACTTATTATTATTCCAATATTTAGCAGCTAATTCCGGTACAACGTCCATTTCGCCGCCGCCGCCCTCATAGCGATGTTTCACTGTGATGCGGCCACCTTCAACCCAGATTTTAACCCCGGCATCGTAATGAATGCTATCTGCTGTATTTCCTTTGGGGTCTTTTCCCTTGGCGTGGCTGACGTAGATAAAAGTTTTATAAGGAAATAGTTCCCTAAGCCTTTGATATTGCTTATAAGTGATACCCCAGTATTGCAGGGAGTCAATTATTATAATATCCTCACTATTCCTTCTGTGTAACCGTTGAATAAGCTGCTGATAATTTATATAGGGCAGTAGTTTAAAGTTCTTTGACTTATCCGAAAAACCCGCTTCCAGTAGTTTAGAAAGAATTGATTTTCCTTTTTTTTCTTCAAGTGATATATAAAGCACTTTTCCGAATGCTGTAAGCATATGCGCAATGATCGCACATGCAGTGCTTTTCCCATTACCGGGGTTACCCCAGATAATCCACGTATCGCCCTTTTCAGGCATCCCGAATAAGTCAAGCCATTTTCCAACAAAAAGAAAGACCAGAAAATTAATTGTTTTCAGGTCTTTAATGCTGTAAGCTCTAGGGAGCTTTTCTATTCTTTCTCCCTCTGCCATATCAATAACCTCCCAGTCCCAAAACGTTAGAGATTAAACCGACACTCAGAGGCATGTTCGTTAAGTCGGCCTCACGCATAGCGGGTACTAATACATCATGCACCTCACGGTAATTGTTGCAGTTGGCCTTTATAAAGTCCTTAACTTCTTTGTCCTCTATTGAGTTAAGGAAAAGCGGGAATTTCCTGTTAATTGGTTTCAGTCGCCTTATTCCAAATTTTATACGGCTGTAAAACTGAGGCATGCCCGGCTTATTACTGTCACTCATTTTCTTAAGGTTATCCTCCAGCTGATCCGTACCGATTAATATAAGGGCGGCTACGCTTAATAAGTCATCAAAAAACTCTTTAATGGCACACAAGGCGGCAAGGTTCATATATTCCGATTCATCCCAAATAACCGTGGGGTTAAAACCGTCATGCTTTAGCTTTTGCAGATACTTAATTATTTTGCGTATCCTTAAACTTTTGCTTCTGGATTGTCCGGTACCGCTGGCGATCATACCCATGTTAGATTTTAAAGGAATATTCAGAGCGTCGAATGTTTTATCCAACACATCACCGACGTTATCCGATTTGCCAAGCTTTATAATAAATACATCATTGGGGTTTTGCTTCTGAAACAATGAACTTACATAGCTTTTGCCGCTTCCTGTCTCACCGATGATCACATTTGTTGAGCCAAATTTGCGGGCTTCCTCCAATGTTGCTAAAATGCGCACCATTTGTTCGGTTGGTTTCGTTTCCCAGTAGCTTTTTTCGATCTTATAACCGATGTATGCGGCAATCCTGATAAACCACTTATCGGCTATACTTTCATGTTTCTCCGAACGAATAGCGCTTATATAACTTACATTTACGTCCGCATTCTTAGCAAAGTCATTTTGTGACATGTTATGCTGTGAAAGAAAGGCCTCTAAGGCCTCTCTTATCGCTTCTCTTTTGTCTTTATCCATAGTTACAAGTATTTACTTAAATCAACTTTATCTTTTAAATAATCGGCTTCTTTTTGTCCGCTGACAGTTTCCTCATAGGTGGCCTCAGTCGGCTCACTTATAAAGCGCCTGTCTTTATGCTGCCCTTTACTGTCTGTGATCAGTAGGCCAGCCAAAACACCGCCTTCGAGTTCTTTATCGGAAAGGATCAGATCATTCACCAGCTCAGCGCCTCTTTTACGTTTTTCCGTGATATATTCCCTATCCTGTTTGTTATAGTCCGTTATCCTTTTCCGCTGATCTGTATCGCCATCTTTCAGGTCTTTTAAGGCCATCGGCTGTATATACTTTTCTTCTACCGGAAACCGGAGCTGATCATTATCTTTTGCTACAGCTAAGGCCTTTCTTGTATCCTCCGGATCATAGTAAATAATCCAGCGTTCCATACAGTGGTTTCTAAAATCCAGATCGTAACAATCATAGAAATGCTCTACACCATCGATGCGTGGTGTTAGCCCCTGACCTTCCAGCCTGTTAGGCTCTGTTTTCTTTCCAAATTTGAAAAGGTAAAGTTCATCGGAAAGGGTAAGTTTGTCTTTTTCTTCCAGATTGTTGAAAGCATTGACGAACTCTGCCCGCTTTGCCTGCCGTTCCATTTCTATGAGTTGTATAAGTTGCTGCCTGCATCCTTCCGCGTTGGGAAACTGTTTTTTATGCTGGTTCAGCCATTCGTCGTTAACTTGTTTGTCACGGCTGGCGGTAATATTATGCCCTGCCCAGTTCATATGTAGCTGGCATTTCTTATTCAGGTCTTTAAAGTATGGCTCTATAACCTTAGATTTTGCGTTTCCAACCTCCGCAGGCGTCCATTTGTGCGCGATAGACTGATACAGGGGCGTCAGGTTTTTCTTTTGGTAATTGTCTGTTTGCAGCTGCCATGTCCGGTAACGCTGCCCGAACAATTCGCGGGTGTGGTTTACGGCATTCTTTAACGCCTCATGGATCAGTTCAGGGCTTTCATTCTCGCCGATGGCATAACCGATCGGATAATTATTAAAAGCGTCTAAGATCACAACGATTGTATGCCTGTGGTGATAAGTTGTAGTGCCGTTCTTAAACTTCTGGTAGAACAGTTCGGCTTTCCATCCGTCGGCAGTCCAGTAAAACAGCGGCGCGCTTGGCCGTTCACGCTTCACTTGCATTGATAGTGTATTTTTATAATGCTTCGAACCCCGGCGCCCGGCTTCGGTGACACGTTTCAGTTTTTTACGCCATACACTAACTGTCGAAGCTGTTATTTCTTTCCAATCTTTGGCTCTGGCTATTGCATTATATAAGTCAGCAATAAGCACATTGTCAATATTGCGGCCGTTTCCTAATAGTTCTGTTAATAAGGCCTCTTTTACTTCGCTGTCTATTTTCGCTCTGTTTTTTAGCATGATTTTTCCTGATATTAGACTGATGTAACCATCTTTTTTAAACTTGTTATATACTTTCCTTAATCGGCTGGGCGGTAGCGTGTGCGTATACGGGTAATTATCGCCTACCTTTTTTCTTTTGGCATCCATCACCATTTCAGTGATCCCGTCCCAGTTAACACCTTTGCCGCCACCCCGCGATTTACGAACTATCAGCGTTTCGCTTATTACAGCATCTATGGCGGCCAGCATCGACGCATTAGATGTGTATTCGTCCTGATGCTGAGGCTCTAAGTGTCTGCCATCTGGCAGGGTGTATTCCTCGAAAAATGAACGGGCTTTCATATCCTCTTGATAGAAAAATTCTATCCGGCTCTGTCTGTCCTCTTTTGTCGGTTCGCCGATCACGTCTACCACTTTGTTTTTTACATCTGGCGGCAGGCTTTCAAAAGCTATAAGAGCCTTCCGGCCGTTCCCGCCTTTCTGTATGAAGTTGAGCTTTTTCCTAAAATCAGTATTTTTATACAGATCAAAAGAAATTGCATTCCAGTCCTCATACAAGGCTTTCGCAGGTACACACAATGTATTGTTCTTTATTTCGTACATACCACAAATATTTAATTGATTATTATTTCAGAAATTAAAAGCCCGCTACCGGATTGTAGCGGGCACTGGGCGTATTCACTTACCGCGTTCACATTGAATGTTACTAGCTCCTTTCAAAAACATTGTGGAGGTAACAGGATTCGAACCGCCAAACGGATTAAACACCTGTTTTCCCATTAAACTATACCCCCGTGAGGCCTGAGCCTCGTTACTTCCATAAAATGATTATCTTTACAACTGCTAATTTTAAACTATAATATCATTATGGATAGTAAAAGAAAATACAGACTCAACATCGTGATAAATTATCTTTCTGGTGTTGATCCTGAGGATTACCGCACGCTTTTAATACAGCTTTTTCAAAATATCGCTTGGCTGCACAAATTTGAGTTTGCGAAATCAATTTGCCACCCCTTCCCCGACGCAGTTGATTCAGAAAATCAAAAAACTTATCAAGTGACAAGCGATCTGATTTATTTACGCCAGACAGATGGGACACGTATAACATTAAATAATTTAAAAAAGGTAATCTCTGCCCTGATTTATGACTCGCATCCATTAATATATGGAGTAGATATATTCTGCTTACCTCAAAGGACTTTAGCGGATCACCCATTTCCAAACAAATTCTATCGTTTCCTGTCATATCCTTATGTTGAGATTTATAAGGATGGCCAAACAGCGATATCACTCTATTCCGAACATGTTCTTCCAAATCTTGGAAAGGAACAAGACCCGTCTCTGAATTAATTAACTCTTCCATAATTCTACATCTTTTTTCAATATTCCAAACTCAGGTAACTCTTCTCCGAAAAATTCAGGAAACGCACCTACTAGCTTATATCTATTAATATTATCTGCTTTATAAAATAAATCCCTTAGAGCCACATTAAACGAACCCTCACCCGTACGCGTTCCATTATGCATCTGCATAAATACACTTTGTCTTTTTGCTATTGTGTTCATAATTTCATTGATTTAATTTAAAACTAACAGAATGACTATCTAATAAATAGCTGTAATTCATTTTATAATCAGAAACCTTAAGTTTTTTCATATAGCTTTTAACACCAGCTTCACCAAATACAGATGCGTCAAAATGTATAATGACACGGCCATATCTATTTATAGTTAATAACTTTACACCGCCACCATGTGTATTGATAAAACTATACACGGCGCTTAATCCGTTAAATAATACCTGATCCATAATAGTAGATTTTAGTTATTTTCAATCCTAACCACATTCAACCAGTCTCTCAAACTTGTAAGGTTCATGCCTTTTATATCTTTCTCATAGAGCAGATCGCCGCTTTTATATACGCTGGCAATATCATGCTGTATATATACATTCATATTGTTAGGCATTTCAAAGCGCATTGCACCATCATTCAGAATATGACAAAACCAGTCATCTAAAGAGTTTTTAAGCAGTTGTAAGTCCTTATATATCTTAAGGCCTTTGCCCCGGATCGCTTTTCTTTCACCTCTGGCGATCTTTCCAACATATATTTCTGAGGTATCCCACCTACGGGCTACTAGCCCATAAACAGTTAAAGGAAATCCAGTATTTTCCAT